TATAGCCCTTGCCCCCTGGTGATAATATGCAAAGCTGAGTGCCGTTATCAGCTATCGATACCCGCCCAGAGCCTTCAATTATCCCGACCAGCACAGAATTAAACGATTCAACTCCACTGACTACAGTGCGATCAAGCCGACATAACCCGGAGCCATTAACGAAGTATGGTATTCCGTCCAATGATGAAGAACCACGGTTTACTTGATTTAGAGTTCCGGTACTTTCTAGCTGTACTGTGCCTGGCGTGCCAAAAAGAGTTTCTTGGTTAAGCGCTGGTGCCTGAACAATATTCGGATACCAGTTAACGCACTCCTGGGCCGAGATAGGCAGGCTGTCAGACGTGTACGCGCCATTGGCTATGGGTAACACCACTTTAGGCATTAGTTAACCCTCAGAACGCCAGAGCCAACAAGAATATTTGACGTGGTATCGTTGTTTTCGACCCATATCTCCACATAGTCATCTTCAGAAAATACAGCTTGCCACGGAAGAGTTATCGATGATGGAGACCCGGCCGTTGCTGTTGCGGATCGCTGACTGCCTGCAACAACAGACCCATTGACAGCAATATAAGCTGACATTTTAATGTTTGTCCCAGATACAGGCTCCACTGAAACCGAACCGGTTATGGGCAGCTTTGAATCACGCTCGCCCTTGTATGTAATCCTCCCTGCAGTTGTTCCTTCCATGTGGCTTTCAAGCTCTACAGTCCAAGTTCCAGCCACAAGAACAGGGGTGTTAATGGCCGCTATCGTTGTGGCTGTTGCGTTGCTCTGTAGTGATAGCAGAGCGTCAACCCTGGTATCTGGAATACCGTCATTGTTTAATGATCGCCACCTGATAGCGTTTTCTACGTCTAGCCCGGACTCAGGAGTTATAACCCCTGGAAAGTTGCCGCCGGTAAACGTAGCTAGGTTTCCTGCTGATACGTTCGCGCTATTAGCCGCACCCTTGACTGCAATGCCTCCTGCCGGGGCATCCATGAACAGATTAATCAGCTCTATTCCTTTTGTTACCGCAGTTCCTAGGTCAATACCAATAAACGCAGCGCTTGTTGATGCTGCGGCAAATTCTTTAATCGAAATAAGCTCCCACGAGTTACCGAGGATGGTCAGCCCTTGAGTACAGTTATACGCATTACTATTAACGATACTCGCGCCGAATAAGGTATCAAGCGTGCCCAAGGACGCGCAGTTCCTCACCTCGCAACTTGCCATCGTAAACACAGTTACGCCGCCAGCACCGGTCTCGCTAATATCTAAAAATTGACCGTTGGGGCAATCGAACGCTGCTGTTCCGAGTATTACCGTGGAGTCAACCGCAGTCAGCATAGTTCCAACTCCTGTATAGGTAAGAGTCGCTATTGTCGGGCTATACGATACTATCGAGGTGCCGTTTTGGCATATAAACCTATTGCTTGTGCTAACCCCATTGCTCATCAAATATACAGTGCTTGGTTCTAGCGTTATCACCCCACTAACCGGGTCAGGAAAGTCTCCAAGGCTGTTTATCGGGATAACCTGGGTTGCAGCAGCGGCCCCCGATGCGCTTATAGTGATCTTGTTGGCAACAGCAGCCAGGTTTATCCCTGCCCCCTCGACCAAACTTACAAATGTTGGCTGGTCTGCCGTGATGTTTTTTAATAGCGCTGAACCTGAGGGATCTTGTAAGAAGTTGTGTTCAAGAGTGATTCCGTTCTGAGCGCTAACAGTTGAAAGGATTCCTGCGCCATCTTCGATGTTTCGTATATTGTTGACTGAACCCTGTGTATCAAGTACAGGTGTTCCAGCTGGGTCTCCGTCCTGCACGATAGTCCCGGTAACTCCTAGCGCTGCCAGGAAATCAGCGAGCACTATTTTATAGTTTACCCCTCCACTGACGAAATCCAGCGTAGTATCTGCAGGCATTGCGGTTAATGCTGGAAAATTACTTTTCCTTCTGCCTTGTGAGCGAATATCTGTCACGGGGTGCTTTCCTCCAGCCCAATAGAGCCTGTTGTTTCTGCGAGAATATCAGCTTGACTATCAGGGTAGAAATGATCGCCTCTGTCTTGGAATCTGCCGCCCTCGTTGCCCGAACCGATGGGTAGCGTGCTAGGAAGTTTAGACGAAACCATGCGACCACCGATTAGGCGCATTACTTTAAGCCCCTCTGTAGCAGCAGCAACCAGACCGGGTGATATTTGCCCACCGTAGTCTGGCGCTACTTCAATAGCCATATTGGCGATCAGGCCGCGCAATGCTCCCGTTGGAATAGTTACTTCATCCCCCAGGTTGGCAACCTCTGTATACCCAAGAGTAACCCCGCCAGCATCGAGTGCCAGCATGAAGTTATTCATGGCGAATATGAAATCTTTATACTCGTCCGGCTCTAAGTCAGCCTCGGACGCCTGTACAAGAATTCGCTGCAGAGATGCTTTAGCCACCTGCGCGACTGTTGCCATTAGCCATTATCCATCTGGGCGAGAAGGTCTTCTTCGATTTGATGCGCCTCCTCAGGCTCAACACCGGATTTATACTTCCAGTTTCCGTTGCTGTCCCTGCTGCGGTTTCGTGTGTTGATACTCTCGCACCACGGCAGCCCACGCGCATCAACTGGCGTAGCGTCAACACGCTCCCATCCAAGCTCTTCCGCTCGCTCAATATTTGCTGGGTTTTCGTTGGTTTCTACTTCTTGACCTGTATCTTTGAGCCACTTAATCATGATAAATGCCTAAAAAGGCCGGGCATCCATACAGGCATACCCGGAAGGAGGAAAATTATACTGAGCCGAATCCCTGTCCAGCGAGGAACGGATTCATAACCCCGTATGCTGGCCGGAAATCGAATCGGACAATCTGCTTATTGGCATCGCCATCAGCGTACTTGCTAACCCGAATCTGCAGGCCGTCTTCCGTGGTCGCCACGGTGTCAGTGGAGTGCAGTTTCTTGATCGGTACAGAGCCGATAGAGAATGCCTGCTTGTGCCAGAACAGGTTTGGCTGGATGATCGCACTAGCCGCGCCCAATCTGGTGATAACGTCACCAGAAATGGGGGCAGAATCAACCGTGTTATAAGCACCGGTTGCCTCAAAGATAGCAGGGCCGGTTACGGTCAAGTTACCCTCACCAGCCGCGCCTAGAGTCACGTCAGCAGTAACAGTACCAGTCCACAAGATCGCAGCACCAGCATCATCAAGGATAAGCTGTCGGGTAGACAGGTTCAGCCGGTTACGACCGGTAATCTGCACTGTTTCGCCAGCACTTACCACCGCATTCGCGCCCATTGCCGTCACCGCCAAAACTTGCGTCATGGTGTCCTTGGCTCCAACGTAAGTTACCGTTGGGTTAGCTGTCAGAGTTCCGGCCCGATCAGCAACCGCGCTATTTGTGTAGCTTGGTAGCGTGGTAGCGGTCATCACTTTGTCAAAGCCTGCGAACATATCGGCAATAGTTGCACGCTTGATAGAGTCGGCAATCAGACTACCAGCACTACCGCCAGCACCAAGAGATCGCTGGTTACTCGCCAGGTTTCGCTGGGTAAACGGGTTCACCGTGTAGTACCACGGCATGTCTTTCGGCGCACCGTGAGAATCCATCACCGCGCCAGCTTCGGCGATATGATCCCAGGTGGACGCAGCGGTACCAACAGTGCCAGCCAGCAGGGCAGTATTCTTCATCATGTACGCGGCAAAATCCAACTCAAGATCAGTTACAATCCTGGTTGCCATCGGTGCAAGCAGCGTGTCGAGCTGATCAATTTTGATCGCCTCGTCTGCCTCATCATAATCCACGTCTACGGTAAAATAGTCCTGAACCACACCGGACGCTTTACCGGTGATGATATCACTACGGTTGCCGCCGGAAATGTCACCGTCAGCTGTGCGTTTTGTGACGTAATCAGTCGGACGCTTAAAATCTACAGTATCACCGGTATCCGGTTTAAAGCCGTTGATCTTCAGCAGTTGGGTGTCCACGTTTTTAGAGTGGACGCGTGTTGACTCGAACTTTTTCAGAAATACTTTCGCAAGTTTCCTGGTGAAATTACTATCAAAATTATTAGCCATGATATTTTAAAACCTCTTTATTCATAAGTAGCACCGCTTGGGCCATCGTCCCCTGGGGGTGCCCCGCCCCCGCCTAAGCTGTCGGCTGGTGCTGGTGCGCTAGATGTTGTGGTAGAGCTTGCTAGTTTGGGCCTTATTTCTGTAGCGATATAGACCGCGCCTTGCATTGGATTCATGCCCTGAATGGCCAGAATTTCATTAGGGTTTTTCGCAAGGTGGGCAGTAATCGCCGGGCCTTGATCATCCCCTACCAAAAAACCTGCTACCTCAGCGCCAACCCCGCCATAGGCTGCCATCGTTTGCAGAGCTGTATTCATCTCTGTATCAGATATGCCGGACTTCTTCGC